CTTGGCGACAGCGTCGCGGAGGATGACAGTGTCTCTAACTGGGTCGAAAGGCGTAGGCCCCAGTTGGAAACGGTTGTTTATGTCATGGTCTTGTACCGACCCCATCTTCTTCTCGGATACACGTTTGATCTTGTACACCCGCCTCACGGCCTCGATGTAATCGCTCGTGTATGGAACGTGTTGTTCCGTCGTCCAGTAACCCTCCAACCGCGCTTCCGCCAGGTGTGCGTCTCCGGGTCGTCTTGACACAGAGAGCTTGGCGACAGCATGGTGTGGGATGGCGTAACTGGTGTACGACTCGAGTGGTTTGGGGTACCGCCTTCCGAGGAAGTACGATGCCTCAGTGGCGCCGCTGACGACGGCCTCGATGTAGAGCCCGGTCGCTTTGTTGAATCGCTCGAGAGCATTCAAGTATTCGTCCAGGCCCCCGATCGGGGTGTTGATACCGTCGTCGCCACTGCAGAGGCCGATGCTTTTCCACGCATCTTCACTTGAAAGGCCAGCCATCCTCCCAATCACGTACTTGCACCACCCGTTGATAATAGTGCTCAACATGGTGGTGAACCCCGACCCCGAGTTGTTCTTGTAGCCCGAATTAAGCTTCTGCCCCGCGACTTTAATTGGGACCAGCTTATCGTTATCGAGCACGTGTCGTGCAAAAGTCTTCCACTTCTCGGTCACGCATCGTAGGACGATGGGTTCGAACACTTCCTCGCGCATGTAGCGCGAGATGGTCTCATCCATCTTCCTAAAATCCGTGTCGATCTTCTTCTTGTGGTCAGATCTCAATGCAGCTTGCGACACGCTGCGCACCCGACGCGCAACTTCTTCAGGCTGACAGCCCACCACGAACCAACGGTGATGCCCAACTACACCCTTGACCGACCGCGCCAGTTGACCTGACTCGAGCGAATGGGTGGTGTTCATCGTGTTGATTCCGCGGCCTAAACCGGGCTTCTTGTTCGTCTCCTGCTTGATGTTGACTTGCGCCGAGCTTTTAGACTCGGGGTGAACCTGCAATTCTCGGTCATTACGCGCACGTTGAGCTGGTCTCTGCTGCTCGTCGACAACGTTCTCTTTGTGAACTATGTCCCCCGTGCCCGCCTTGTCGTCCGGTACGCAAAGCTTGATGAACTCCGCGGTGAAGGTGTCGATATCCGCCTTGTCAGAACCTTCCGGCTCGACGGTATTCTTGTACTCCTTCATGCGTCGCTCAACATATGCCTCCTCTGACGCGAGGCCGTCGATCATGACCGCCGGCTCCACATCAGTGGGGTTCGGGTAAACCACTTGTGCCTTGCCCCCTTCGGGGTATTTCTGCCCTGGCTTGTCCGACAGAAATAGGATGTTAGGCTGTAATTCAGTGGTGATGGCCACGTTAGCATATGCTGACATCATTGCTATGTGCCCACCGACGCCTTTGGTACCCTTCTTGTCATCAAGGATACCCCAGTGCGCCGCGTAGGAGTCGACTTGGTTGAGCGTCAACCCTACGCCCTTGCCAGACCTCCCCAGGTCTAGCAAGGCCTCGTGCGCGACCTCGTCCATCTCCACGGAGGAGTTGCACGAACGGTCCTCTGTGCGCTTGACGCTGTAGTAAACGTTCTCTACAGTCTGATACCGCGCGACCAGGAACCGCTGCCGCTTCCCTGACTTGTC